GAGCTTTGGCATGTGACCCCTCATCTCGAGTTCGGTACATTAAGCGACACGAAGATGAATTCGAGCCATGTTACCAAGACCAGCAGCCGTAGATTGCGAAAATGCCGTTGGAAGAGCGCCAGTAACACCCGAATTAGAATATCCGATGATACCAGCATTAGCACTCGGAGCCGCATTACCCGGACTAAGCAGAAATCCAGCAACCGGAGTTGTGCCTGCTCGAACCGTAGGCTGCGTGGTAGGCGCATTCTGAACCACAGCAGCCAACCAATACCAACCAGGCTGTAAAGTAAGCGGTGTAGCTAACGTAACTTCTGCAACAGCAACCGCCGCACCAGAAACCGTTCCAGCATCAACAATAAGACTGCTTGGCTTTCCCATTCCACTGTCGGAATAAATGCCAAGACGAATTGTTGAGCCGGCTTCACCCGCCGCCGTAACCTCAACGCCAAGCTTATTAATGGTAATTGGCGAAGAAATATAGAACGGAACGCACCGCAGCGTTCCATTGCCATGAGTATTGGAAGTAGTTGTACCAACTGGCGAAAATGGAAAGATTGCCGCACCGGAATCAAAGGAAAATGCCGGCAGAGAAGGTGCAGAAGCTACTCCACTACCCTGGCCAATGACCCCCTTTTCCTTATGGTTCTCGATCGGCGTAGCATTTGAACGAGGCGTCGCTAGTACACCAGCATTATCGTCGTAGTAATTGATCGAATAACCCTCAGACCAACGCGAACCGGTTGCCCAAGCGGTACCCCAAAGCAAATCACCTTCGGCTTCAATTCGAGCTAGATACTTTTCGCCAAGCGCATTCCAAGCCGCAGCAGAAGTAGTATCCGCCGTTGCGGTTGACGGCCAACCATACTCGCCAATATAACCACGAATACCGAAATTCTTGAGCCAACCGATCCATTTGTTCAGCTCAAACATAACCCTACGGTCTACGGTATCTCCGCTTCCCCATGAAGCATTGGCCGTAACTTCTGCAGCATAGGTGTTGGGGTATGTACCCAGCCCGTTAGTGTCCCAATAGTGATGAGCTTCGTAACGATAGTTCTGTGCTGGATCGGTGATAAATGGAACCAACTGAGAATGCGATGTCGTAAACCAACCGCCAAGGCTGGACGAAGCATACCCACCAATAAGAACGCAGGTAGTGTCATCCAGCGCTCGAATTGCATTTAGCACTGCCTGCTGTGCAGCTTGCCAAACCAGCGAGCCACCAGGAAGCCCTCTTGGCTCATTCATCAAGCCATAACCGATTACTGCCGGATCATTTGCAAATTCCTTGGAAAGCCGAGTCCAAAGATCAACAAAGTTTGCCTGAGTAAATGAACCGGTATCACCGTAAGCAATGTTGTTGAATAAGCCATAGTTGTGCACATCGATAACAACCTTCAGTCCAGCTGCACCGGCGGCATCAACTGTGGCATGCAGACCAGCCAGAATAACTGCGGACAACGGAGCCGAAAGCGTTGGCTGAATCGACTCCCAAAGAAACGGCAAACGAATCAAACGAATGCCTCGAGAAGCAAGATAGACGAAAGACTGCGGATTCTCCCAAATCACATTACTACTTGAGAATTCGGCACCAGCAACGTTGATTCCTCGCCGGCCCTGCCGAGCAGTCTTCTCCAACGCAATAAGATCTCGGTCAAGACCTACTGCATACGGTAGCGATCGCCAACGACTAGTACCATCGCCGACCTTCATCAGGCCGGTGTCCTTCTCGTAACCGATCTCACCATCACCGAGGATGGGGTTAGTACTACCCCACTGCGTTGCAGTGCCTCGCCGTTGCTGCATGCGGGTAACCATTGGGCAGCCCTCCTCTCATCCTCGAGTACCGTATTGTGCTCTGCGCTGAGCATTGAGCTCACGTTGCCTTGCCGCAGCCTGCTGCCGACTCATTTTCTTCGGAGACGCATTCTTGATGTTACAAATGCGAATAAGCGTGATCAAACGATTCAAGTGCCAATTTTGGCATTCAAAGGGAATGTTATAAGAAATCATCCAATGATAGATGATCTCGGCCGTCACAACTTCATTACTCACCTTAGCATTCTTGTCATTAATTGTTGTTGCCGTCATTTTGTTGTTAATATAACCGTCAATTACTTCGATAAGATCTGACTTAATTCGCCCATAAACCTTCGGCGAAACATTCGGAGTCAAAGTCATTGCCCGAATGTACCAAAGAGTTTCTTCGTTGGTCTTTGGCTTCTTGTCAAGGAATGGCTTTTGGTACTTGGACTCCCATTTTGAAAGGGAGACCAAAGAGTGCTCCAGCTCCAAGGTAACATCGTCAACCGTGATGAATTCATCCTTCTCAGGGTCGAACCATTCATCCCCTGGCACTACAATTGTCAGCACTCTTCGGTCCCCTTCCAAATGGCAGCTATTAGGCCGCGAACATGTCGATAATCTCGTCAGGCAGCGGCAGGCTGGGTCCGGTGTCCGCATCGCCATAAAGAGCGGCCTCGAGCGTCGCCAGAGCCGGAGCACCAACCTTGGTGCTATCGACCGTGATCAGCGCGGTCGGCTTGTGACCCGTAACCGGAACAGGAGTAGTGCTGAACTCCCAGCTGAACGTCAGCGCCTCAGGCGAGTCGTTGATCGTCGTGTATGCCTTCTCCGATGGAGCTGCCTGAGCTGCATAAATAAGATGCAGCTTGTAACCGAGATCATTACCCTGCGTATCGTTGCCCAAACGAGTCCGGTAGCACAGCCCGAACTGACGACGACCCTGCTGACCGAGGTACACGCCGTCCTCAGGAACCGCCGTACCATCACAGATCGCGAACTCATCTGGGTACGTGAAAGCCTCAATTGTGCCGCCAAGCTCCTCGGCGGAAATGAGGTTCAGGTACTTGATGTTGTCCGCATACTGCGGACTAGCCTCGGCACCCGAAGGCGACTCGGTCACTGAGATAAGACCATTCCAGGCATACCCAGCAGTGTAGACACCAGCGTTATTGGGCAGGTAAAGCACGCCCTTGTCAACGCCAGTCTCATAAAATCGTTCACCAACCTGATCCCACGTAAGGGGACCGAGAGGCGCAGTCATGTTGTTCCCTTCAGAAGTAAAGTGTAAAGACGTCGTGGTTCAGGCCATTCGCAGCGAACCAACGTTCGTGTCGGGTCATGGGTAGCTTTGCTACTATGTCTGGTATCTCGCTATCCACTTCTTCATCGATGACCGTTACTTGGTATCGCTTGGTCAGCGAATATGGCAAGTTTCCGGCGAATTGCGTTTCAGTAGCATCTCGCTGATATACAATTGCCGGGTATTTCATTTGAATATTCGGTGGCGGTTGATAGTAGACATTGGTACTACCCAGTGCCCCCTCCAGGATTTGCTGGAGCTGAAGGCGTTCTCCCGTTATAAACACCTCCCAAACGCAAGAGCAGACGGGGCGCCTGTACTTCGACGTTTGTGACAAACCACAGACGCCCCATCCACTCCACGTAGCGAATGGCAAAGAAGTTGTCGAGAGCGTAAGGATCCGCTAGAACACTGATGGAATTACTGGTAGTGATGTCAGAGTTGACATCTTCACCGGAAAACAGCTGCCGAGTGTTCTTAACTACGTCGCCGTAGAGATACCGCTCGACAAAACTAGGTTTCCATACCCCATTTTGACCTTCAGTGTAAGTAGCGTAACCTACCTTCCCATAGAACTTTGCCATGTCGCTCCTACTTATCAGACGTTACGAGTGAAGTCCCAGTCAGCGTCAGTATTGTGCGGGAAGTAGTAGCCATCGGCCGGAGTAGCTTCGACCGAGATCGTCTCGCCCGCCGCAACCGCCGGCTGCGCACCAGCCGTCAGCACGGCGTTAGTGTCCTGGTTAATGTAAACCACGCCCGTCGTGGCTGGGATCGTCACAACACCAGTAGTGGCATTGAAGGTCGGCACCGCAGGATCAACCATCGTGCCGGCAGACCGGACAAAGACAAGCGCCGACTTGAACTTCGTCAGCGCGCCCGACATACGAGTTTCGATCAGGTACTTGTACTGGTTGTAGTCGATGTCGAAGTCGTCGAAGAGCGAAACCGACCCGCCACGATCGGCGCCCATCGTGTAGTCAGCCATATTGACCAGCACAGCCAGAAGGTTGCCGCCATCTGCGGTCTGGTCCTCCATCACGTCAACCGTAATGATCTCGTTGACTCGAAGAGCCGTCTTGAGCTCCTCGATGTTCATGTAGTACCGACGACCCATCTTGTCCTTACCGAGCAGCAGATCGGTAAGCAGATCCTCGGTGCAGTACAGCGACGGCGTACCAGTGCCACGGTACTTCGTCCGAGACCGAAGCATGGACTCGACAAGCGCCTCACTACCGGTATTGGCAGGAATAACCACCCGGTGTGCGAAGAAATCGTCATCATGCGCGATCGGCCGGATATTGGCCTCGCTGATCTTGTCGTCATCATCGACCTCGCGGCCGTCGCCGACCAGCACTGCACGAGCAATTTCCTCGTCCAGCATCAGGCGCATTTCGCCCTTGAGGAAAGCGACGACATCGAGATCTGTGATGTCGATGATGTCATCCCGGTCGAGCTTCTGCTTCTTGTAGATCGTGGTGGGCGTCGTGACTCGCTTGGCGAGCGCGAACCACTCCTCCTTCTTCAGGTTACCCTTGACATAACCCTTGGCTCGAGCCTGATCGTGAGTAATATCCGCAGAGACCGTCTTGATCCGCGAAAATGGCGTCTTCCGAGCACCGGCGAGAACCTTGTTGACCCACTCCTGCCGGCGAGCGATGAGCTCAGGCGCATTGGAGATAGCCTTGGCATCCGGGAACAGAACGTCGATATTCTCGATACCGTACTCCACCGCGTGCTTGAGGAAAGACTCCTTGAAGGAGCCCAACTTCTTCGCGTCCTCAACGATGGTGTTCAGTTCCGAGTGGGTGAGGGTGGCCTTCTGTGCAGTCGCACTGCCCCGCTCGAAAACGTTCGCCATGGTGATACCTTCCTGGTCCTGGTGTTCAATGTTTTCGGAATTGTTGGTCTCGTCGGACTCGTCGTTCTCATTGCTTGCAGACTGCTGCTCGTCATCTTCGTCATCGACGGCCGACTGCTTAAGATCGCCGCCCGAAGCTGCCTCAATAGCAGCACCGATCATGAAATAAACGACATCCTTCTGCTCATCGGTGAGCGTATTGAAGATGTCCTGGACCGTATCGTCAGCAGCATGCTCGACACGTTCGTCTTCATCTTCGTTTTCGTCCTCAAGCGGAAGACCCATGTAAATAATCGCTTCATCGTCGAGCTCTTCGACGTTACCATCACCATGAGCAATGGCAATGTTATCAATAACTGCGCCAGGATTGGCACCAGAAATAACCAGGCTGACCTCACGGATAACACCGTGAAAGACCTGCTTGCTTCGCTCGATCAGCTTGTTGGCAAAGATCGAAAGTGACTCAATATCCTTGTGATGCACGAGCGCCCGAGCCTGCTGGCCGGAAGGCGTGTCGTTGAAGAAGCCGTAGCAGTAGACACCCTCGCCACGAGCCTCAAGAATCGCGTGACCCAGCACATTCTCCGGGTTGTTGTGCGTGTGCTGCCAAACAAGCGGGACCGTCATCTTGTCCTGATGCTTGAAGGCTTCGGCCATGATGGTCCGACCATCGGCGCACTTGATGCCCGCCTTAGTTGCCCAACCACTGAAGTCCGGTTCTGCTCCCATTTTGGCTGCTCCTTTCCTATTCAATCGCTGGAGCCGTAGCTCTTGTCGAAGGCACCCTGATCGGATCGAGAGGCGCTTCGTATTCTCCCAATTCCGACTGGGGCATGTTGCTATTCCGAAGCTTGTCTGCCTTCGGATCACTTGCCGGCTTCACGCCGATAAACTGACGAATCTCGTTGGACGACAGGATCTCGTTTCGGGTAAATTTGTCGGCGATCTCGGCGAGTTCGCTGACCGGCACCAGCTTGAACGGATCACGGAAGTACATGATCGACTGCTTCTGCGTTCGGGCAGTCTTGGTCAGGAAACTACGACGCATGGCCTCCACAATGACAGTCACAATCGGTTCGATGGTCCGATGCTGATAGTTGAGCATGGTCTTTTCGTCGGCAGTTCCGTTCAGAATCTCCGGCGTAATACCGAGTTGGCCATAAAGCAGATTAGTGAGCCACTCAACTTGCTTGAGTAGATTGTTCTCAACAGGTCGATTCAGCTGAGTGATCTTTTCGGTACCATCCGTGTAAGCAATACCATACTTGCTGCCTTTTAGCTGGAATTCAATATCTGCTCGACGTTGTTCAGCCTGCTGCTTACGTGCTTCAGACTTGATCACGTAAGGAAGCTGAATGATCATGTCGAGCTTACCGGAGCTAGACTGCTCATCTACTGAGTCCAGCATGCCAAGCTTTCGAATAAGTCGCTGAAGCGTCGAGTTCGGCGCATTCATCACGTTGAAGAACGGATTCTCTGCAATCGCAACGTATCGCTTCTCGAGAGTAATATCCTCACGACGACCACGCTGTTCGTTGTACAGTCGAACCGTGACGTGCTGCGGAAACCAATCCACAATTTCCCCAACACGCATTGTCATAATGTCAAAGCCACCGGTCACGCCTGGATCAAGTGTAGTATCGACGGGCACCATTGCTACAACACCCTTGTCGATGAGGGTCGAGACGATGTCCTGCCGAAAGGCCATCGGTCCCTGATCCAAGTTTGCTTCTACCTTGAGGCAATTATTCAGGCCGCTATTAATCTCTGACATAAAGCGATCATTGTCATCCAGCTTTACGTGCCTAATCGAGAATTCTGCTGCATCTGTGGCAATCCGATTATAAACGGAAGTAACGATAGATCGTTCATTCGTAACCAGATAGTTGATACGATCTGGACGAATAGAGTAACTAGGCCCAAGATCTTCGCGAGAGGTTTGTCCTCGCTCCATATTGGTGAACGCGTTCCAGGCGTGAGCCAATCGGTCTCTGAAGGACATCTTTCACCTCCTCTCTGAAGTATGGGCGATGAAATTTAACGACGAGCCTGAGCAGAATTACGAACCTGAGCAGAACTAAGCGTTCCGAGAACCTGCATGGAAGTTCTGAGGATCGCTTCGCCTGTAGTATGTTGCTCAGACTTGTAAGCGACTTCTACCCGTTCACGAGAAGCATTGTTCAGCGCAATTCTTGCCGCCTGCTTGCCCATTGTGCCGGCCTTTTTCTGCGCCTTGATATCACGTCGAATGTCATCATACTTTCGGTTAGCTGTGCGAAGATTCTTACGAGCGTCCGCAATATCCCGATCTCGAGACTTACGATCCTTATCGTGCCAGTCTTCTAGATTGCGATTCAACTGCCGAGTATTGGTGCGAATATGCTCACGAGCCTGCTTCCGGGTAACTCCTGAACTATCTGGGGCTCGGTACTCAGCGGCCTTACGTTTCCCCCACTTCATACCTGGCACGCCGTAGTGAATAAGAAGATCTTCATTCAGTTCTGGCTTTTCTTCAGTAATCATTGATTCCTCCTCTCCGTCATGGATAAGCGGCTCCTCGAGCAACATCATCATGAAGTGGACAAGCGCCTTGATCTGTTCCTGAGCAGCTAGAATTGCATCCCGAGTAAGCGAGTCATGACCGGCAATCTCGAACAAACTGCCGTCGAGAAACTTCATCGGCTGCTTGGAAAGCGCACCGGCATCATTCATGTCGACAAGCGCGTTGAAACCCTGTTCGCTTAGCTTTCGCATAAAGTGTTTTGTACCTGGATGAGCATCATTGTTCCAAGCTTGTGCAAACTGGGGAAACATCTTTCTAGCAATTGCATCATCATCGAGCTGACTCGCACCATATGAATGAAATAGATCACGAACTCGAGCACGCTGCGTCCGCCCAAGAACATCAGTAACATCAACCTGATCATCGAGCATATTTTTAAACATATCGAAAGTTTCTCGTGGCGAAGGAGCTTTAATAGCAGCCTTGGCTCTAAGATTCACTACATATCCGTTTGGCTCGCCAAGACCCCACTGCTTCCAGAAAACTGGCAAAATAGCTTTGTAACGTTCAACATCTTCATCAGCATGCGCAGCAAAGAAACCGCCAGCGCGAATAGTAGTTTCCCGCTCAGTAGAAATTCGACGAAGGATCGAGCCCGGCTCGAAATGTACCCGCTCGGTACTTAGATTTTCAACCATTTGCTTAGTATAACCAGCTTGACGAGCGCCTGCTGTTTGCTGATAAGTCTGCCATTCTTTCTCGAAAGCAGACAACTGTTTCTTAGGTGCCTTAGCCTTCGCCATCAACTGAGCTTCAAGCTTATCCCAGTCTTGCGAAAACTCATCTTTCTTGAGCAGACTATCAAAAGCGCCATTCTTATTAGCGAAATACAATGCCCCAGCGACACCAACGCCAACCGCAACGCCTGCTAGGATCTTTTTCTGCTTCGGCGTTAGGCGTGGTTCTTTTGGGGACGGCTCTTTCATCGAATCAGGGCCGTATTTTGACTTCAGCAG